CGGTGAGCCGGTCCCCGCAGCCAGGGCACTTGTCGGCTTCGAGGTTGGCGAGCGCGATCATCCATCCCTGCTGGTCGTCATCCCACTCAACCTCTTCGGTCGTGACGGCCTCGACGAGCCGACCAGCGCGGAACCACTTCCACCACTGCCACCACCGGGGACGCTCCACTTGCTCGTACCGGTAGACAGTGCGGGACTTCGGTTCCCAACCCTCAAACCTCTTCAGGCTGAAACCGAGGGTGCGGGCGGTGGTGACCCGGGCTCGCAGGTCCGGGTCGTCATCCAGCAGGGTGACTAGAAAGGGACATCAGCCTCCGTGGAGTTGACCACGTGCGCGTTGGCGTGGAGTTTCTCCCACTGCCCCGTCGACAGCACCGACTCCAGCCGCTCCCACCGAGCATCCGTCATCGCCGGCGACACGACGCTCGCGCGCAGGACCGCCGACATGAACGCATCCGTGTCCATCCCGGCCGCCCGGTCTTTCTCGCCCTTCGACCGGTGTTCGTTCACCAACGCCCGGTACTTCTTGCGCGGCAACGCCCGCATCGTGAACGTCGTCGTGGCCTTGCGGATCCGCTCCTCCAACGCCTTCAACGCGTCGTTGCTGCCGCCGCCTGCCAGCGATCCCTCGGTCTCGTCGGCCAGCTCGGACTTCAGACGCTTGTACTCGTCGATCAGGTCCGGGCGCAGACAAATGTCCACCATCCGCTGCGGCGGTTTCGCCTCATCCAGCAGCGCATCGAGTTCGTCGGTCACGCCAGCACCGCCCGCAGGTCCGGCTGCTGAGTGATCATGGTCGGGATCTCGAACCGGGCCACGGTGTTGGCTTCGGGCGCCAGTTCCCGCAGCTCACCGCACGCGATCGGGTACACACCGACGTCGTCGCCAACGGTCCACGCAGTGGCCTGCGCGACGTATCTGCGGATCACGATGTAGCCCTCGGTGCCGCGTGTCAACGTGCTGTATGCGGTGTCGGTGCCGGTCTGCTTCTTGAACCGCAGCATCGTGCCGCTGAAGCTCGCACGGCCGGGACCTTTGGTGTCGAACGTGGAGTGCAAACCGCTCGTGTCGACCTCGGCGGTCTCCGGTTCGTACCCCACCAGACCGTCGGCGGTGATGAAGGTTTGCAGGTCATCCCCAGCGTTGACTTCCGCGACCGTGGGGGCCGCGAGGTTCGCGATCGTCGGCACGAACGCCACTTTGACTGTGCCGTCGACGATGATGTCGCCCATTTACTTGCTCCCTTTAGGATTACGGCCCGTGCGGGCCGGTTCGGTGTCGCCGTCGACCGGCGTGGCCTCGTCGTCGCCATCCCCTGGCGCGACGGACGTCTCGATGGGTTCGTTGGCCGGCCGCCAGCCCTTGCCGCGCCACAGCCCCACTGCGCCGGCCGGGCACTCCCACACGCCCCCAGTGACGGGATGGCGCAGGGATACTCGGGATACGGTCATAGGTCCCTCCGGATGTGTCGATGCGCGGCGTAAAGTCGCCTGGGTGAATGCCCTGAAACTCGGGGTGATCGCTCTGCTCATGGCGTCGGCGGCCGGATGCAGCGCAAGCACCTCAGCAGCTGATGAAGGACCACCGAAAGACGGCGGGTCCTATGAGTCCCCTGTTGACATCGTCGAAACCCTCGACAAAGCCGGCGTCAAATGCGCCGGCCTGGCCGAGATGCCCGGCGCCGACGACCCGTCGATGACCCAGAACTGCACCGGGGACGGCGAGAACGTGATCGTGAGGGTCTTCGACGACTCCGGAGAACTCAACCGTGAACGCGACGCGTTCGACGGCGCTGGCCTATTCGACGGCAAGTCGATGGTGGTCGGGAAGAACTGGAACCTCGTCGCGGTCGACGCCTACGCCAAGGACGCACACGAGAAACTCGGCGGCGACCTCGTCCAGGGCGGCGAGGACTAGTCCCGCTTCGATTTCATGACGTAGACGCTGATCGCGTCATGCGCCGGCACGCCCGTGTACTCGTCCCGGATCGGTGGTTGCGTGTATTCGGCTTCGATCGCCCAGCAGATCCGGCCCGCGATCACAGGTGTCTTGTCCAGCACCGCGGCCTGCACTCGCTGCGCGATGATCCTCGCCGACGCCGCGGTCTCCCCGACACAGTGCACCGTGGCTCGGGTTTTCGTCTCCCGGGATTCCGCGGTCAGGTCATCGCCGCGCTGCGGCGTCCCGTAGAAGTACACGACCACGTACGGTTTCGCCGCGTTATCGTCGACTTGTCCGTCGTAGACGGTCAGCACCGGGTCCGCGTCCAGGAGCGCCAGGAACGCGACCGCGTGCGGGTCATCAGCCACAGCTACTCCCCCAACAACCGGCCGAACAGGTCTTCGAGCGCCCGGACGTACTTCGGTTCCTCAGCGTCCAGCGCCGGCGCGAGGTGCGGGAGTGGGGGGTTGTTGATGGTCCCGTACTCGAGGATGTTCCCCAACGCGCCCTGTCGGCGGTCCTTGTCCGGCCCGATCTCGGCCTCAATCCCCCCGAACGTGCGCTTCACGTCGTACGAGATCGACCGCGGGTAGTGCGGGGCGTGCGGGTGACCGCGGATCCGTTTCGCCGAGTCCTTCTTGATGTTCAACGCGCCCTTGGTTACGACGGCTTCGACGTCATCGAGGAACCGCTTCTCGACATTCCCCAGGTCGACCCCGAACTCGCGGATCTCCCGGGCGTCAACCTCGAAGCTCATCGCATCCGCACCACGGCGCGCGTCACCGAAGTCGTCGACTCCCACGTGATATGCGCGTATCCATCCGTGGGATCGCGGTAGTCCGCGATCAACGGAACCCACGCCTCGGCGCCGGCCGCGACTGTGTACACCTTGTCCGGGTAGGCATCCCCCGTCGTCAGAAGCCCAGGGGTCGCGATCGTGAAATCCACCTCGCCGGCCGAGGCGTTCTTGACGATCAGCCACAGCCCGACTCCGACCTCCGCGGTGTCGTTTGCCGCGGCGTTGCCGAACGTCGGCGCGGTGCCGACCTTCGACGGCGAGAACGAACTGATGAGAGCCATTGTGGATTCCTATCCCGTGAGTTCCGTACCCATGACCCGGCGCATCGTGGCGTGGGTGTCGGCGTTGATGTCCTTGAGGAGCAGTTCCCGACCCACCAGCACGGGGTCGAACGTCGTCGCAGTGATCGTGATCGTGTCCCCGACGGCGAGGTCCGTGACCGTGATCGGCAGCTGGATCTCGATGGTCTGCATGACCACGGCGTCCTGCCCGGTGTCGCGGCGTTCCCCCCACTGCCCCCGGTACTGCACCCGGCACTTCTGCGTCGTGTACAGCGTGGTGTAGGTGGTGACGACCTGGCCCGTTGTCGGGTCGGTGGTTTTCCCTGTGGGGCGTTTGATCGTGCACTCGTCGTCCATGAGCGCCTCGGCGGCCGCCCGGCCGCGCGCCAGCACCGCCGCCACGATGCTCATCGCAGCGCCACCGAGCCACGACCGGTGCCGTAGGCGCGTTGCAGCAGCCCCCGCACATGGTCCGGGAGCGCGACGCTCGCCGCGCCCGTCGCGGCCTGGGAGTACTGCTCCGAGTAGTCGTCGATCCGGACCCCGATCAGCCCGGTCGGGTTCGAGTACTCCTGTGCCGCGAGCATCAGCACGGCCTGCCGCGCCACCTGAAGTTTCTGGTGGCCGGCAGGGTATCCGTGCGTGTACGCGACTTCCACGGTGGAGGGTTTCCACCGTGCCGCGTCGAGGTTCAGTACCCACCCGAACTCGCGCCACAGCCGGCGTTTCCGGTACAGGGTCCAGCCCGTCACCGCCTGGCCGTTGATCTCCACCGACGACACCGCCGTGACCGGCCGTTCCGGAAGTTCCAGCCACACGTCACACGACCCGATGATCTCGACCGTGTCCGTGGCCTCGACGAGCCGCTGCCCGACCGCGGCCTGAACGACCGCGGTCGCGCCCTCGATCAGCAGGGTCGCTTTCGCGGTGTCGACGTCGCCGAGGAGAGCGGCGAGGTCGCTGGTGGTTGCGAGCATGTCAGCCATCAGCGACCCCTCCTGTCATTCCTGGCCGGGCCCGTTGCCGCGGCCGCGGATCGTCCGCTGGTGGTCGCGGGCCGCATCAGCGGCTTCGAGGCTGGTTTCGGGCGTCGCTTCCCCCGACGTCACACCGGCGACGGTGTACGCCGTGTTGGGCGTGACGTCAACCTCGACGCCGTAGAAGCCCTGCTTGGAAACAGCGTCGGCGTCCTTCTGGAGCCGCTGGTTCACCGCCGGCTGCTCCTCCGGGGGCGTCTTCTTCTCCTCGCGGTCCACGAACGCAGGCGCTTCGCGAAGCCGCTCGGCCGGCTTGCTGGTGGTCTTCTTGGTCGCCATCGCTACCTCCGGGAGACCGTGACGCGCACGACCCCACCCGGGTCGGTGATACCGGTCGCGACGTGGATCGACTGCCACTGGAGCGTGTCCCCAGCAGCCAGATCCAGGTTCGCGGCCGTCCCCGACAGGATGATCGCGCGCTCGTTGTAGGCGGTCGCGTTGACGCCGTTGTCGAACGTCAACGACGCCACCGCGGTCGAACCCGAACCGTCTTGGCCCTTGTTGACCAGGGACACGGTGCGGTGGTTGGTGGCGGCGCCGGTGATCCCCGCTTCGGGGACGTACTCCACCGCGGTGACGGTGCAGTCGAACGGCGCCTGCGCGAACACGATCGAGTCGTCGTTGCCAGCCGTGGATACGGCCGGGACGTCGCCTTCGAGGACGCGCACGTAGGGAGCAGTGTCAGCCATGTCAGTGTCCTTACGGGATCAGGAGGGACGCGACCGGGTACCGGTCGGCCTCGGTCGGCTGGTCGTTGTTGATCCGGTTGGACACCTGCCATCCCACCCGGAACGTCAGGCGGATCGCGGTCATGTCCTGCTGCGGCAGGTTGTAGACGATCGCACCGGTGTTGTCCTGGATGACGGCCTCGGTGAGGATCTTCATCGTGATGTCGGAACGGATGCCGACCACGAACTGGGACCAGTCGCCACCGAACACCCGCGGAGAGCCAGTGGTGGTTCCCCACATGCCGCGCATCGGGTACGTGATCGGGTACCCGTCCAGGGTGGCGATCGCGCCGTCGGTGCGGCCGACATCGAGCTTGCGGCCCTGCGAGTCCCGGGCGGTGCGCAGCTTCGCTTTCGCGCTGGTCGCGGCGACCCATCCGTTGATGTCGAACCCGTCGAGTTCGACCTTCTCGTAGAGCTTGTCGATGTCGCCGAAGTACCCGCCGGCGGTCGCCGCGGACCCCTCAGTGACGTTGTTGCTTGCGGCGGTCACGGCGGTGTTGATGTCGTCGGGGAACGAGCTGGGCGCGTTGGTTCCGAAAAACACCGCGGCGTCCAGGACCCGACCGAACTGCTCGACGAGCAGCGGCATCGCTTCGTCCCACACGTTCATGTCCACGTCGGCCAGAACGTTGTCCGGGACCGGCATGATCGTCGCGATTTCCTCGATGTTCAGGAACTTGTTGCTCCAGTTCACTTCCGTGGTCTGCTTCAGCCCGGTGTCGCCGTTGACCCAGTACGCGGTCGGCAGCGCCGACAGGATCGGGAACCGCACCTGGTTGCGCGACACGGGGACGCGCCGGAACAGTTGCAGCACCGCGGACTGCTCCACGGCCTTCCCGAGCATCTCCTTGGAGACTTCCTCGGGGATCATCGCCGCCGCGTCAGTACGCGACGTCAGGTTGTTGTACGCCATCGAGACCTCCTCAGGTCAGACAGCAGGCCCGTGGCGTACGGGTACTGCTGGGTCACCCCAGACCGGCCTTCTGCCGGATGAGGCTGTTCATGTCGCTGGTTGTCGCGGTCGACCGGGCGCCACCGTCGAAGTCCGTGGCCTGCGATCCTGCGAGGTCCTTCACGACGGCGGCGATCGCCTTCTCGTTGGGTTCGCCGTCGTCGCCGACGAACTTCGTCAGGTCGGCGTAGTCCAGGAACCCCTTGAGGGCCTTCTCCTCGACACGGCCGGCAGCGGCCGCGCGCAGTTCGGCCCGGGCCAGCCGGGCGGCCGCCTTCGCGTGCTCCTCAGCCCGAACCCGGGCCTCGGTCTCCGTGGCCGCGGTCTTGACGGCCTTCTCCTGTTCGCTCATGGTCTGGGCCTTGAGCTGCTCCAGTTCGGCCGCGGCGGCTTTCAGCTGGTCGTAGTCGCCGTACTTCTTGGCGGACTTGTCCTTCTCGCGGGACAGCCTGTCGGCGACGATCCTGTCCACGTCGGCCTGCGAGAACATGCTGTTCTGCGCGCTGTCTCCAGTGCTGGAGTCGGTGTCGGTGGACGTGTTGGTGCCCTCTTCGGACATTGGTTTCCTTCTTCCGTGAGCCCGTCGGCGTACCGGCCTGTTGACGCTGGCCGTGAGCGTTTCCTCCCCGACCGGGGAGTGGTCTATGGGCTACAGGACCCCTGGCCTGTAGATGTAGCGGTGCTCCGCGAGCAACTGGATCGCCAGATCCCGGTTCCCGCCGGCGATCTGGTATATGGATTCAGGGAGGAGTCGCACCACCCGCTGGTTGCGTCCCGTCAGCTCGGCCGTCAGGAACCGTCCTTGTTCATCGGCGCGTAGCCGGCCGCGGGTGAAGTCACCGCGCGCGGCCCGAAGGTCGGCGGGGATCGCGGTCATGGACTGCGCCGGCGTCAACCCCGCAGCGCGCCGGCGGGCATTCACCACCCTGCCGATGTCGGCGCCGTCCCGGATCGCCTGCGCGCCCGCCTGAGTGAACACACGGTCCTGCTCCTCGCGAGCCATCCGGTCGAAGTGAGTGCGCGGGTTCACCGTCAGGTCTTTCGAGTTCCTGCTGTCGGAGGGGACCGCGATGCAGTCGCATTTCGGATGCCTCTGGAACGCCGTCGACCAGGACTCTTTCCCGGCCAGCACCACGCACCGCGAACAGCTCGGCGCCACCAGCGCCCGCACGTACTGGGTGCACCTGGGCCGGGTCGCCATCCCGACACTCGTGCCCGCTCTTGCGATGTCGGCGAGCTGGGTTGCGAGGATCATCTCCAGCACGCTCCACCCGGACGCGAGACTCTCCACCGGTGTCGCGCCGGCGGCGATCGCGGTCTTCGCGGTCACCACCGGCTGCATCAGCAGCGTGTCCAGGGCCCGCCCATCTGACGCCGACTCAGCGAACGCGGCCGGCCGGATCTGCGCAACCGGTTCCGGGTCGATGCCTTGAGCCTCCAAAACCCGGTGCGTGAACCGGTCGGCGTCACGGGCAGTGGCTTCCATCGCCGCCACCAGAAGCACCAGCAGCTGCTGCATGCCCAACGTCCACGACGCCGCGATGTTCACCGGGTCGATACGCCGCCACAACCTGAGTGCTTCGCGGGCGAGGGACGCGGTGAGGCGTTTACGCCGCTTCAGTTCCCGGTTGATCGCCTCCAGTGGCGTCACCGGTCACCCCACGGTCCATGTAGTCGCGGACCGCCTGCCCCAGCGGGTCCCGCTCAGCAGCTTCGGCGGCTTGCTTCTTCCACCGGCGGATCTCGCCCTGCGTCGCGCCCCACCGCTCCCACAGGGCCTCCTGCGGGACACCGATCGTGGACATCTTCTGCAACGCGTCCACCAGTTCGCCCTCGGTGCGGAACTCCGGGTTGCGCCAGATCGTCTCCATACCCTCATCCGGGACCACCGGGAGCCCAGCGGTTTGGCGGGCGATGCGCATGACTTCCTCGATGGATTCACCCATCGGCCGCATCCGCTGCCGGACCTTCGCCACCAACCCGGACTCCGCGGCCTTCAACGTCTGGCCGTTGACGTTGGACATTTCCCCGAGCAGGTACTGCGCCGGCGTCCTCGTCCGGGAGGCGATGTCCTTCACGTCTTCGCGTTTCGCCGTCGAGTACGGGTCCATCGGCGCCGACGACCACTGCCCGAACTTCGTCTCAGCCAGGTCGCTGGTCACCATCCGGTCGCGGCCGATATCGATCGGTGGGACCGGCTGACCCTCTTCGTCCTCACTCGGGTATCCGGCCGCCCACTTCTGCGGGAACGCCCCAAAGTCCTGCGTCATCAGCCGGTCGGCGAGGGTCTTCCCGATCCGGTCCTGGATGCACGTGACGTCCGCGATCTCCGAAACACCACCGGTCAACAGCTGCGGGTTGTTCTCGATCTCCACCAGCGACACCAGACCAAGCGGGTTCGGTGCCGGCCACTTCTCGCCGCGCACCTCCCGCGGCTTCCAGTCCGGTTTCGAGACGTTGCCCTCGACCTTCGACTTCGGTGCCGCGAACTTGAAGACCTTGTCCGGCAGGTACAGGGTGGCCATGAGTTGAGCGGTCCAGTCGTCGACCCACACTTTCAAGCCGGCGGCACGCTTACGACGGCCCGACCCGGGCACGTACTCGACGATCGCCTGCGACGGATGCTCCACATAGATCAGCGGCGTCGTGTTGTCGTCCGGGTTCGGCGCGACCAGCATGTACGAGCAGCCAGCCTTCAACGCCTCCACGATCGCCACGTCCGAATCGGCGTCGAGGTTGTTGGCCTGCCACAGCCGCCACGTGTCCTCGTCCGCCTGCGGTGAGTCTCCGATCCGGAAACCCTCAACCTGCATCCGCTCCGCGGTCGCATCCACCACGAGCCCCATGTAGTTGGACTTCGTCAAGTGCATGAGCCGCGCGAACTCCTTGCGGGCCTTCGCCGGCAGCCACGGCGCCCGCGGCGGCTCCCCCCGGTAGTAAGCGTCCATCTTCTCGACGTGCGGCTGCCGTTCCTTCAACTGCGAGTAGAGGCGTTTCACCCACCACATCGGGGACTGCACGGGATCGTTCACACCGCCCCCGTTCAGTAGCTTGAGACCTTGCCGCGGACGCGGGTCAGCTTCGATGTCTTGGCGCGCCGCAGATACCCATCCAGGCCAGTCACGGCCGCCGATATCCCGTCGATCCGGGCCTGCGACTTCTGCCGCTCCGGTTTCACCAACCGGTAGTTGTCGAGCCCGTCGTCCTTCACCTCCACCACAGAGGCCATCCACCGGGCGACCGGGTTCCCGCCATGCCGGAACCTCGGCTTCTCGCCCTGCTTCGGCGACCCAAGGAGCCGCTGAAGCTCCTTCACCGCTGGGGACGTCCCGTAGAACGTCTGCGCCACCGGTGCCGTCTCCACGCCCCTCAGTTCGGCGTCCAGTTCCTGGACCATTTGGCCCGCGAACATCCGGTCATACGAGACCCGCCGGATGTTGACTTTCCGGCAGTCGGCGATGGCCGCGGCCTTCACGGCCTCGTAATCGATGACGTTTCCCTCAGTCACCGTGATGTGCTTGTCCTTGATCCAGTCACGAATCGGGACCTGAAGCCTCCGCGTCAGGTCCTCGACCGAGTCCTCCGGGATCCAAAACCGCCAGAAGAACTCCAGCTCCACCCCGGGCTGCTCAGATTCGACACCCAGCCACCAAGCCGTGAAGTCCGAGACCGCGGACAGGTCGAACCCACCCCACGCTCTCTTGCCCTTCAGCTTCTCGAGGTCGCAGATCCCGATCGCGTCATCCCACGCCCCGAGATCGATGAGCCGGGACTGGCCGCGCATCCGCCGGTTCAGGTGCAGCCGGCAAAACGTCGGGAAGTAGCTTGGTGTGGTGCGGGCCTTCTCGGCTTCCTTCCGCAAGTACGCCGCCGACGGGGACACCCCATAGCCAGGGTTGGCCTTGCGCCAGGTCTTCTCACTGAACGGGTCGTCCGTGTCGTCCGCGGCCCACACGACCCCGTAGTGGGTCGGGTCGTCCACGACGTTGTTGGCGACGTTCTTCGTGTACGAATGCTTCTCGTCGTAGATCGAACCCTCCACCGCTTCATCGGCGGTGGTGATGAAAATGACGAGCGGCTGTTCGCGTGCCCCGGTACCGGTCTCAATCGCATCGACCAGGTCACGCTTCTTGTACACGTGGACTTCGTCGATCACCGCGCCATGCACGTTCAAGCCGTGCGCGACCTCAGCGATCTTCGACAACGCCCGAAACACGCCACCGGTGTGGTCGACGGTGATGACCTCGGCCAGCACCCGGGCCCGCTTCCGGGCCGCCGGCGACGTCAAGCACATCCGCTTCGCGTCATCGAAGACCCGGCGAGCCTGGTCTCTCGAAGCCGCGGCGGCGTACACCTCGGCGCCGGTCTCCCCGTCCGCCAACAGCAGCACATTCGCCAAGCCCGAGGAGATCGAACTCTTCCCATTTTTCCGGGGGACCTCGATCCACACCGTGCGGACGACCCGGACCCACCCGCCAACCTCGTCATCGTGGACGATCCACCCGAACACGGGCGCGATCACCCACACGACTTGCCACGGCGACAGGCCCTCACCAAGCCGGAACCGGAGCTTGTCGCGCGCCCACCGGCCCTTGGTGTGCCGGAACTGCGACAGCGCCTTGAGAACTCGCTTCACCCGGTACACGTCGAACGGTAGGCCGATCACCTCGCCGGCCTGACACACCAACACCGCCGGCGGCGACGCCTCAGCCTCCGCGATCTGCTCCTCGGTCAACCCGAGTTCAAGCAGTGCCTCACGCGGGACCGGTAGTTCAGTCGAATGCTTCGTCGCCGTCATCGTCGTCCCCCGGCGGCTTGATGCTCACCCGAGCCGACGGCGACAAACCAAACTCGCGGACATAGACCTTGTACTGCGCCCTGTACTGGGAGACGACCGTGGTGGCGCCGTTCTTCTGCCAGCCCCGCTCCCCCTCCATCAACATGCCGTCCCTCGAGATCGACCGTTCACACTGGTCAATCCGGGCGACACACACGCAGTAGTCATGAAGCGCCGACGCATCCACCGCGGTGAGTCCGGCCGTGTGCTTCAACACCGGGACGACACGGCGCCACTCCCGGCGCGCCACCTCCCGCAGCCGCTTGTTCTCCGCCTGCCGGATCTTGTCCGGGACGGTCGGGAAGGTCTCCAGCCAGTCCGGTTCATCGAGTTCCGCCGGCGGCAGCCGCAGACCCTCCTCGATCGGACGGTGCCCCGGGTTGCCCTCCCGCACCACCTGGAGGTGCGGCTTCTTGCGAGCCAGAGCCGCCACAGCCCACCCCCAATATCACTGAGCGTCACCGAAATTCGATTACAGAGCGTTAACCGCGCAAAGTGGATTCAGTGCGGGGCTC